GAGAGGAGACGGCGTGGCCTTGCCGGAAAAGGTGGTCACGATCTATCACATACAAAGGATGGCCGTATGGTGCTTGAATCGCCATCCAAAAATCGAGCCAGAAACGGCCACAACGGCAAAAGTACCCGCAAATGAACAAAGGAAACGCCAAGCCCCCCGGCCTCTACGCTAACATCAACAAGCGTCGCAAGGCAGGAACCAGCCGTCCAAAAAGCAAGAGCACGGTGTCGCCTAAGGCGTATGCCAACATGAAAGCAGGATTCCCCAAAAAGAAGAAGTAAACCACCGCAGCAGGCCTCATGCCTCTCAAAGATCCTTCTGAATACCTCTACTTTCTTAAGGCCATGACCGCAGCCGAAGCAAAGCGTATGTGGAGGACAGCCATTAAGGAACATTGGAACAACCAGTGTGTTTATTGTGGCTCATCTGAAAACCTAACGCTCGATCATGTCCATCCTAAGGCCAGAGGTGGTCACGACACTACTCATAATGTTGTGCCCGCCTGCCTAAATTGCAACCAGTCCAAAGGTTCGAACCACTGGTTGTCTTGGTGGGTTGGTCAAGATTCTTTTGACACCTCCAATTTCTCCAAAGTCCTGTCCTGGACTACCGGTTAACGTTAACTTATTCTTTATTAAGTAAAACCAATGTCTACTACTGCTAACGGAACCACCTACGGCGACATCTCCAGCGCACCGGGCCGTCGTTCCGAACTGGAAAACGTTAAGACTCTGGCCACCAAGACCTCGGCTGGTATCACAGCTGCTACCACCGTTAAGGAAGCAGAAGATGCCGTCTATGCTATTGCCCTTGCTGACAAGGTTGTGACCACCACCAGCGTTGGTCGCGCTACCCGTGTTGAAACCGTTCAGGGTAAGATCCTGACCGTCAACACCCTGGTTGGTGGTACCCTTTACACCACCGGCACCTACAATGGTGTTGCTCTGACCGGCGGTACGGGTACTGGCGCTACCGCTAACATCGTTGTGTCGGGTGGTGCTGTGACCAGCGTGACCATTGTCAACGGTGGTGCTGGCTACGACGTTAACGAAACCCTCAGTGCTGCTGCTGCCAACATCGGCGGTACCGGCTCCGGTTTTTCGGTTAAGGTTGCTACAACTTCCGGTCCCATCAACGCCTGAGGCTAAGTATTATGGCTCCTAAAAAGAAAGGTCCGTCCATGCGGACCCAACAGCAGCGCAAACTTCAGATGCAAAAGATCGCCAAGGGCGGTCCCCAGCTGAGCGGCACCAAGGGTGTTGGCTTGAAGCCTGCTGCTGCTCCTAAGGCCACTTCAAAGAGCATGGCTCAGGCCAATCCAACCCGTCTGCCTAACTCGGCTAGGGCTGGAGATAATCTGCCAAGCCGTGGAGCATCTCAGCTTCGCACTTCACGCCCTTCAAAGCCGATTGGCACTGGTAAGGGTGGTGTTAGTAAGCCTTCTGGCTCTTCCATGAAAGCAGACGCCAAAGCGTGGCAGCGTCTGAATCAAACTGCCTCCGCTAAATCGGCAAAGGCAGCCGAGCCTCGTCCTCGTACTCCTGCCCCTGGCACGGGTAATGTGGAAAGGCAAGCCATTGAGCGGGGTCGGGCTACTCGGGCTGCTCAAGGTGCTAAACAGGCCATGGGTCGCATGAGTGGAACCCTGTCTCGGGCTCGCTTTGCTCGTGGTCCGGCTTCGGCTATTGCCAGTGTGGCCGCCGATGCAGCCCTTGGTCCTCTGGCTACCAAGGCCGGTCAAGCTCTTGGTCGTGCGCTTAAGCCTGCCGCCCGCAAGCTGGATGATGCTCTTCCCGGCGTCAACAGCAAAGACGAAGCACGTCGTCGGCGGGCTCAGGCTGCCGCTAAGGGCTCCACGTCTCGCTTTAAGGGCGCTCGTGAGGCCGCCGTTAAGAAGGCATCCGCCATTAAGGGTAGCCCCGTTGTGGGTCCTCGCAAGAGTGGTGCTTCCAGCTTCGACTCGTCCTTTGCTGCTGCCCGTAAGGCTGGCAAGAGCACCTTTACCTGGCGGGGTAAGAAGTACAACACCAAGCTTCGTGGGGAAAAGTAATGCCCCTCAATAAAGGTTCCTCAAAGAAGACCGTTTCCAAGAACATCAGCAAGATGGTCAAGGAAGGTCGTCCCCAAAAACAAGCAATTGCCATCGCCCTCAGTAAGGCTGGCAAGAGCCGCAAGCGTAAGTAAGTCTCACAGGGGTCTAGGAGCTTCTCCAAGGCCCCTTTACTATTGTTTAGGTACATTCTATCATGACCGATAAAACAGCGGCCTTAGAGGACCGTCTGAGGGCCAGCTTTCCACTTTTCTTGACTCTTGTATGGAAGTCGCTAGACCTGCCTCGTCCAACAAGAGCACAGATTGCCATTGCCAGGTATCTACAGGATGGTCCGAAGCGTCTCCAGATCCAGGCGTTTCGTGGTCTTGGTAAGTCGTGGATTGCTGCTGCCTTTACCCTTTGGATCCTGTTTAGGGACAGAGACAAGAAGATCATGGTGGTGTCGGCCAGCAAGCAACGCGCCGATGACTTCACCATTTTCTGTCAGAAGTGTCTTATTGAGATCTCTTGGTTGAACCACCTGACCCCACAGGACGATGACCAACGGTGGAGCCGGGTGTCCTTTGATGTTCGCGGATGTCGGCCTGCTCAGTCACCGTCCGTTAAATCGGTTGGTATTACCGGCCAGCTTACCGGCTCTCGTGCTGACCTGATCATCTTTGATGACGTGGAAGTGCCAAGTAACTCAGCCACCGACCTCATGCGAGAGAAGCTGTTGCAGCTCGTGACGGAGGGTGAGTCAGTGCTGACCCCAAAGGAGGACAGCCGCATCATCTTTTTGGGAACACCACAGACAACCTTCACCATCTATCGCACGCTCCGTGAACGCAACTACAAACCGTTCGTGTGGCCTGCCCGCTACCCGAAGTCGCTTGTCGGATACGAGGACATCCTTGCGGAGGACCTCCAAAGGGACATCGATGAGCAAGGATTAGACCAGCTTTCTTGGAAGCCAACGGATACTCGCTTTTCGGAGATCAACCTGCTGGAAAGGGAACAGTCGATGAGTCGGAGCAACTTTATGCTCCAGTTCATGCTCGACACGAGCCTTAGCGATGCCCTCAAGTTTCCACTAAAGCTATCCGACTTCTCCGTTATTCCTCTGGATGCCGCTCGTGGTCCGTCTGATCTGGTGTGGGGCGCTGACAAGGAGACCCTGCTTGATCTGCCTGCTGTTGCGCTTCCCGGTGACCGGTGGCATAGGCCAAAGGCGACTGGTGAATTCATTCCCTGGTCGGAAACAATTACCGCTGTGGACCCCTCTGGTCGGGGTAAGGACGAAACGGTATCCATCATCCTGTCACAGATCAACGGTTTCATTTATATTCGAGATATTTATGCTACTCAGGATGGGTACTCAGACGCCACTCTGAGAGAGATCCTAAGAAGGTCAAAGCAGTTTGGGTCGAAGACGTGTCTGATCGAATCCAACTTCGGTGATGGTGCGATTATGGAGCTGCTGAAGAAACATGCCATCGAAATGAAGGTTGGCATGAACTTTGAGGAGACCAGAGCCACCACCAGAAAGGAGGATAGGATTATTGACACCCTGGAGCCGGTGCTTAACCAGCATAGGTTGATTATTGACCAGCGTCTTATTACCTGGGACTACCAGTCCAACAACGACATGGCCCCAGAAGAAAGGCTACCTCGAATGCTGATGTATCAGTTGACAAGGATGTGCCGCGAAAAGGGCGCCGTCAAGCACGACGACAGAGTTGATGCACTTGCCCTTGGCGTCAAGTACTTCCAGGACATCCTTGCCATCTCCTCAAAGGAAGCTCTGATCCAAGAGAAGCGCCGTGAGTGGGACAACATGCTGACCATGTTCATCGAACAACCCACCCTTGCCACAGACATGCTCGTTGCTGGTCGATCCTTTACGGACGTAGAAACTGGAGTGGATGCTGGGGTCTACTCATGGATTCCCTAAAAGGATACTTGCTCTTGCCGGATTGTTGGAGTGGTGCCCCAATCCGGGACGCCCATTGTGCGTTTGGAACAGCGGTGATGAAAGGAGGGGGTTGGCGTTCGCCGCCCCTTCCCCATAAAGACCGCCAAACCCTTTGGTATGACAAGGAAATCCAAAAGACACAAAAAAGGTACTTACTAAGGCCGGCAGGCCTTCTTCTGAGGAAGCCCCGAAGGGGCGCCCCGAAGACCAAGGAAGGACCCCGAAGGGGGACTGACGCGGAGCCGACCACCGTAAGTGTAATTGCGTGAGTCGGACGACTATCGCTAGACTTGTTGAGGGCAAGAGTCCCGGAGCCCCTCTTGGGGGCGAGGGGAGTCGAAGACCTTCGGAAAGACAAGTGAGTCAATAGTTGCTCACTATATTACTATAGCCACACCAGCAATAGCAGCAGCTATTACCATCCCTCTATCTCTATCACCATCACTCCACCACCCATCACCACCACTGCTTATGTCTGCTACTAAGCTTATTTGGATCACACCGGATGCTGAGTCCATTATCACCTACTGTGCCAGGGTCAGTAATCCTAAGTCCCAAGAAGAGAATAAGAGCCCAGAACGGCTGCTTAAGTATCTGATCAAGCATAAGCACTGGAGTCCGTTTGAGATGGCGAGTGCCTGTGTGGAGATTAATACCACTCGGGACATTTCAGCACAGATCCTGAGGCATCGGAGCTTCTCCTTTCAGGAGTTCAGTCAGCGGTATGCGGAGGTACAGGTAAGGCCGGAGCTTCCGGATTGGAGACGGCAGGACCTGACTAACCGGCAGAACAGCATAGACGACTTACCTCTTGGGGTTATCCATGAAGCAGATCAGGTTGCTGCTCAAGCCATCGTTACATGTGAACGGGCGTATCAGCGGCTGCTTGAGCTAGGAATCGCAAAGGAATGTGCCAGAAAGGTTCTTCCCATCAACAGTCCTACCCGGCTCTATATGAGTGGGACGCTGCGTAGCTGGCTTCACTACCTTGAGGTGCGGCGTGGGCCGGAGACACAGCTGGAGCATCGGGTCATTGCCCAAGAGATTGCCAGCATTCTTTGTAAGCACATTCCAAGCATCTTCAACGTTATTCAGGAGGACCAACCGTGACCAAGATCGATCTTACGCCTGACCAAGCCAAACGAATCATTGCCGTGGCTCCAAAGGATAGCCCTTACTACGAGGAGGCTCAGCGGGTTCTGTTTGCCAAGGGGTATGTGCCTCATGCTCGCAACCTGGATGAGGAGTATCCGCCTGTGGCTCCTGGGACCTGAGAGAGGTCTATAAGGCTCTGGAAGACCCCTCTGACTCCCCGCAGGTGTCAATACACCTACGGCTCCTCAGAGGGCCCTTCTAGGGGCACACACGGCTACCCGTAAATTTTGACACAAATTTCTGAAGTCCCTACGCATATCCGCCGCCGCCCCAATCCCCCCATAGGGGGTCAGCTAGTACGCCTGTTCTCGTGCGGGGGTGGCTTTGTCCAATTCTGTGTCCAATGCCAGCCATGGCCAGCCCTAACCCGTTGCGGCGCAGTGGATCTGGCCATGTTGCGTCACTGTGGGGGATGCAGGTACGCAAAAACTGGACAAGGGTTGGATGGTACGGGTGTACTATGGCATGGGTATGTTGCTGCGGCGTTTATGCGCATACAAGCATAAAATATCAAAAAATCTGTGCGATTCTCAATTAAATGTGCTTATTGAGAATATTACAGTTTGTTGCGATGGGTTGACCCTTGGCCCAACATGCCCTAACTTGTGTTCATCGGGCAAAGGAGCCGTGGCGAACACTGGCCCACCTAACCCGATAGGATCAGAGCCATCCGTGCTATGATCCGCCACAGACAACACACACACACACACACACACCACCGATGAACGTCACACCATCATCAACAAAAGCTGAGATTATCGACGCTTCAGTAGAAGTGATCATGACCCAGGATGAACAAATCGCGGACCTTAAACAACGCCAAACAATTCTTCTCACCTTGTGCGCCGTTCTGGGGGTTCTGCTGATCCTGTCCTGACAATCAACGGCGGCTGTCTCAAAGGCCGCCAACACACACACACCAAACCAATTATGTACTACGTTTGCCGCATGACTGATACCTTCCAATGGGAAGGGCTGCGATCAACCACTGATGAGGATTACGCTGATCAGCTTGTCGAATACTATTCAAATCAGTTTCCGCACGCATACATTGACGTGTTGACCTATGATGAATTCCACGGCGGCCCGGTCAAGTGGGCAGCTATGGCAATAGACTGATCACAAGCCACAACAACAACAACCACGCAATCAAACCAATGGCAAACCGGGTTAAGCATCGCGCCAACACGCGCAACATCGCAGGCATTCTCAGTCTCGCAACTGAGGCCGATATCTTTGAGGGTAAAGAATGGTACGACAGGGCGCATCGATTCGGCGTTAAACTTATCGCCGCTTATGACATCACAATGGGTCAGGCTGTCGGTGTGATCGCAGCACTTAGCCCTAACAATAAGTGGGAACGTAACTGTGTTGACGCTGATAGGTTAATCAATGCCTATCTCAGTGATCATGATCTCAGTCTCACTAAGGTTTGTACCTACAACACAAACAAACAAAAGGCGATAGATATTCTTTCATTGGACACAGAATCATTAGACAATGAGGCTATCGTGTCCATCCTCAATGGTCGCAAAGTAACGGCATTCTATCGCTCGATTATGGGCGATCCTAACGCGGTCTGTGTTGACGGTCACGCATACTCTGTCTTTATTGGCCAACGCATACCAACATCAAAGACACCAGCGATTAGCGCATCACTCTATGAAACAATCCAACGAGCCTATTGCTTAGTGGCTGATCGATCCTATGAAATTTGCGGGCACAAACTAACGCCAACACAAGTACAAGCGGTCACCTGGGTTACCTATCGGAGGATGCTTAAAGATGCATGATTTAGACTATGTTGCTGATCAGTACTTCTATCACCTTTGGGAGGTTCCCGACAATGACACAGACACAGACCCCGATGATGAACCGCTCTGGCTGCCATGGGAGGATTGACGCTGAGACCTTAGCTAATGAATGGATGGCTGCGCCAAACACCGTCCCAACACTGGCGGAGCGTAAACAGTTCAGGTTGTGGTTACTTGACCAATTCTCACGGATGCGGGCCGAGCGCATCGAACCACTGTTTGTAACGCGGGAGGTTAGCATCGATGAGGCTATGTCATCACTTAGCAAGGTAACTTTGCCGGGTGAAACAAGATGGCTTCCCGTGTCTCGCTTGAATAATGAGCCGAATCCTGATCTTATGTCAACACAACAGAACCTTATGTTCAGGGCTGTGCATGACTGGATCCATCACAAAATTAACGCTAATGCTACCTTTGAGGGTGAGTTATCAGTAACGCTTGCCCACATAGAATCAGCACCGCCTGAGATACACTGGCTGTTATGGTCTGAAGTAGCTTGTCAGGCAGCAGTTACAATTAGCACGGGACAATTTCCACAACAGAAACTAGCTAAGCTCATTATGTGATGATGGTTCTCTATCATTATCACCGGGCAAACGTACCGGGGTTCCGATTATCGGGCCCCGGTTTTTTTATTTGTCAATGTAGTAGTACATGCGTACTGTTCACAAGCCGCACCCTTACATGTCTGCTGAACTCCTGGCCCAAATTGTTTTGAATTCATCAGCAACACTTATGGAAAAAGCTGTTGACAAGGGGTCTTGTGCTGGTAGGATGTGGTCAAGAGAGGGCAAGGGACGCACCAATGCCCAAGCCCACTCTCCTTTTAATGAACATCCAACTATCTACTGTCTACCCTGATGTAGATGCAGCCGCCCATGTATGGCCACCAGCAGAAACTTCCGTTGTTGATGAGGACGCTGATTCTTGGATCAAGCGTATGATCAACAGGTATTGTGACGAAGCCATTGCTGTTCTGAATGATGTCTCGCTCTCAAGTCACTACAAAGTCGGGTTCTCAGAAGCCTACATCAAAGGCATCAAAAGGCTCAACCAAATCTACAACTAAAAAGGACAAACCTTATTATCTTCCGTTCGTTTACTTTTCGGAGAACTGAATGGTATCAACCACCGCAACAACCTATCAGATCTACCTTGGTAGGAATGTACCAACACCACAGTTAGGCCATGACGAAACAAGACGAGTCACTGACAAGCTCTTTAACAAGTTTGTCAAAGAAAACATTGTTCCCAGATTCAAATCATTTTCGATTAATCAAGGTATTGGTTATTGGAATGGTGATCCTGAGGATGTTAGTATCGTGACGGTTATCAGTGAGCATTACTTTGATGCTATTGATGTTCACAAAATAGCCAAAGAGTATTGTAAGCAGTTTGATCAAGAGGCAGTGTTCATCAACTCACTGTCCAGCTTTCCTAGCCTTGTTCTTCATGATTAACAACATGCCAGCAACAGCAGAGAAACCTGATCGGAATGATTATCCACCAGAGATTGGTCGCATCATTGAAAAGATCAAGAGACGGGGAAGTAATTCCTTAACGGATGTTGAACGGCTGATGGTTGTTCAGATTTTTCGAGCAGCAGCAATGACTGGTCAGAAACATCTATTGATCATAAAGGAGGACATTCAACGGGCCCACCTCTCTTATTGTTGGAGGATGACACAATGACCCACCCCATCACCCCACCGCCGGAGCTGGTGCAGCAGTGGTGGGCAAAAGCAATTAACAAGCCAGATGCTGATGCGCTTTTTGCCACCCGCGCCGCCCAATGGGGCGCCGATCAGGAACTGGATGCGTGCTGTCATGAGGTTCAAAACATGTATAGCGGTGGCAGCAGGCTCCGCGACGCCCGCCGCCCCAAGCCGCCGAGCTTGAAGGAGCAGGCCAAACAGGCACTGGGCAGGTTCAACGCCAACGCCCATAGAACCGCAGACGAGATGATGAGTGATTTTGACTTGCTCCGCCGCGCACTGGAGCAACTCGATGACTGACTTAAGCAATCTTCTTGCATCCATAAAAAATCGAGAACCGATCGCTCCAAGGCCATTTCGAGCCAAGCCTTGTGATGATTGCGCAGTGGTGTGCGGTTTGTATGTGGAATACAGCGAAGCCTTAAAACTGGCACCAAAAAACGAGCAACTTGTGCTCTCGCAACAATGGTTCTGCCACCAAACGCCAAGTCTTGCGTGCAGAGGTAATGCTGACAACTTGCAACTGCTCGAATGAATAATCTTTCCCCTGCCGCGCAGGCGGTACTAGATGGATTTCGTGCTGTGCCAACTCTTATGGATGGACCGTCTATTGCCGGTGCCCTGCGAGCTGCTGCGGATGAGATGTATTTCGTAGCCGATGTTGGTGTACTAAATGCTATTGCCGCCGAGCTGGAGGGCAACATAGAATGACCCTCCGAGCATGGTCCTACCACTATCCAGACGGAACAAAGGGTTGTGTCCTTGCTTTCACTAAATCTCATGCCATTCAAAGCATAACGGAACTCAATCCGTCACAGAACATTCTCACCTTGAACTTGTTCCTAGAACCCGAATGGACTTCCAATCCGCTCTGCGACTCACAAGCCGCCAACACCTCCCCAACCCGGAGGAGTTAGCCAATCACCTCAAAGATGTCTTGACGTGGAGACAGCTGCGGCAGCTGGCAAAGCGCAACCACATCCACCAATACAGTTACCTGAATAAAAAAGGCCTGGCTTTAATGCTGGCTTATCAAGCGTTTAACCGAGCATCACGACACCCACAGATAAATGGCCTACTCAGTCCCCAATCAACAGCTGTATGAAGAAACGATTCACAGCTTAATGCACCTGGCTCTGGATCAACTCATTGACATTGGTGCTAAACTCAATCTTCACTCCGACATTCTATCTACCCATGACGTAGACGATGATGGCAACATGGAAGAGCTGCCTGATGTTCATCCAGAGCGACTCCTTCATGCTCAGCTTGGCATTGAGGGGGCCGAAGAAGAGATCAACACAACACAGGAGCTGATCAAGAACCTTTCCCACATTCTCATCACCAGAAGGATGAGGCAACTGATCTTGGAGACACACAACCACAACTAATACATGGCAACTCCGCATCAACTCGATCGTCAGTTTCATCGAGAACTTGAAATGCGTAGCGAGGCTGTTCAACGGCTTCGAGAACGTACACGCACAGCTGAAGAACGGTCCTATGCCAGTTCTACGGTGTATGGATCATCCTTTATCAACAATGGTCTTCAAAAGATCACCGAAACCATTGAGACAAAGCTAAGCCACATCACCCGTGGTTGGGCTTCCGACAAGGCAGCAGCAGCCATGATCATCAAAAACTGCGATGCGTGTGTTCTTGCTTTGATCACTGCCAAGGCTGTGCTTGACGTGCTTGGCAATCGCAAGGTAGACAAACCAACCTACGCTGCGGTTACTCATCGCATTGGTAGTCTGATTTATGATCAGATTCTGTTGGATGATTTTCATGCCAAGCATCCGGAACTCTTTGATCTAGCAAAACGAGGCATCCACCACAACAAGGGCTACTCTTATCGGGTCCAACACTATCGGGCCACGATGAGGAAGCACAACATCAAAACACCTCGATGGTCTTCGGCTGTCAAGGTTTTGGTTGGTGGATGGCTGCTGGATCGGCTTTGTGAAGCAACAGGGTGGGTGGGGACCAGGATCGTCCACACGGGCGTCAACAAGACCCTGACCGTCCTGACCTTCCAACCGGAGTTCCTGCGGGCCAAGGAGGCCCTTATGGAGCGTGCTGAGGCCTTTGCTGCCTGTATGTGGCCCATGCTGTGCGAGCCTAATGACTGGACTGGAGGCACCGGAGACAACTCTGGAGGGTACCTCACAAATGAGCTAAGACGCCTGACAACACTGGTCAGAAGCGCCGTTCCCAGAAAAAGGCACTTGCTTTTGCTGGGTAGCCGAGCACTCACCATGCTCAACCGACTCCAGAAGGTCCCTTACCGGATCAACAGCCGCGTCCTTGACGTAGCCAACTTCTGTATGGAACGCCGCATTAGTGTGGGTAAGTTCCGAGCCGAGGAGCCAACTCCTCCTCCGCCAAAGCCAGACCCATGGGAATCAGCATCCGAAGAGGACAAGCTGAACTATCGTCGAACTCGAACAGAGATCGAAAATAGAAACTCAGGACTGGCACAGAAGAACTACAGAACCACAGAGGCAGTCTTTGTGGCAAACAAATACAAGGACGATGTCTTCTGGATTCCCTGGTCATTTGACTTTAGGGGAAGGTGCTATCCAATTCCCACAAGCCTCAGCCCTCAAGGAACTGATTTTGACAAGAGCCTAATCTACTTCCATGAAGAGGGTCCTGTTAATGAGTGGTGGTTAGCCTTTCAGGTTGCTACTACTTATGGACTGGACAAAGCAACAATGGAGGATCGAATCCAATGGACTCGGTCTAACCATGAAAAGATCAGCAGGATTGCTGAAGACCCAGAGGACACGATTCCTGAATGGTCAGAAGCTGAAGAGCCCTGGTGCTTCTTGGCTGCTGCTATTGAGTATTATCAATGCATAATCACAAAGGAAAAGCAAACCTCTGGTCTTCCAGTGTCAGTTGATGCCACTTGTTCTGGTCTTCAACACTTGTCTGCTCTTGCTTTAGACAAGACAGCTGCTGAGATGGTCAATGTGGTCCCAACTGATAAACCATCTGATGGGTACGCTATTGTTGCTGAAAAGGCTAAGGAAGTTCTTCCAGAGCATCTCCATCACCTGATGAACCGTAAGCTCACCAAACGTACTGTCATGACCACCCCTTATGGGGTCACCGAAAGTAGTGCTAGAGATTACATTCGTCAGGAACTCAAAGGTGTTGAACTGGAAAAGGGAGAGCTTCAGGCAATCGTCAAGGCTGTCTACCGGTACGCAGTAAGGCAGGTCTTTGCTGGTCCTTGTGCGTCTATGGCCTTTATCCAAAAGGCTGCTGGACAAAAGATGAAAGAAGGAAACACCACAATCGAGTGGGTCACCCCTTCTGGATTCCATGTTGTTCAGGAATACCGGAAGACTGAATTAAAGCCTGTTCAAACGCGTCTCCTTGGTCAACGGGTACAGACGTGGTTAAACAAGGAATGGGAAGACAGACAGATCGATCTCAACAGAGCACGAACTGCGTCTAGTCCAAACCTTATTCACAGCCTGGATGCTGCCCTGCTTCATCTGGTCTTTGCTGATTGGGACAAACCATTCACCGTCATCCACGACTGCGTGCTTGGTAGATCCTGCGACATGGATCAGATGGCATCAGAGATACGGAACAAGTTCGTTGAGATCTACTCACAGCCGATCCTCAAACAGTGGTCGGAATCTCTTGGGGTAGAGTTCGATGAATCCGTAATGCAAAACACCCTGGACATTCATGATGTTCAGAACTCCGCTTACTTCTTCTGTTAAACATGGATCAATCAATTCCTGTTCAAGAAAACATCAACGAAGCCATTGAGCTGACTGGATTTAATCCCCATGTTGTTGAGTTTCTCTATGCGGAATACGAGGAGAACAGAACTAGCATTGATCAAACTTTCTTCGAATACCTTGGAGAATTGCTTGGTGATGCTGCTTTTGTGATCGCTGCTTCAAAGGGCTTCAGTGTTGATGGCTGTCTGGCCGCCTACGAGGTTGGTTACGACATCGTCAACGAAGGCTTTGCCGAAGAGGATCTGGAAGGCATCATCGACAGTATTGAGATTGCTGGTCTTCCCTCCACGGAAGATGAAGACTGATCACGCTCATCCATCAACCAACCACCGCTACCTACTTATGTCCGAAGGACGTTTCATCATCACCACCACCCTGGAAGGCTACATCAACGCACTCAAGCCTTCTGGTAAATTCAACAACTGCTCCATCAGCTTCCGCATTCCTCAGGACCAGCTCGCAACGTTTGACGCAGCCTATGACAAGGCCATTGCCGTGGCTAAGAACAGGATGGCAGGCAAGCGCCACACTGAAGAGCTGCCCAAATGGGACGACGAGGGTTTGGTTAAGTACTCCTACGGTGGAGATTCGTCCTCTCCTATGTTCCCTTGGGTGGATACTGATGGCGTGCCCATTGATCTTGACACTCAGATCTGGAAAGGTACGGTTGTCAAACTGATCATTGATCTTCGCCCTTATGTTTATGCCACAAAGGTTGGCTGTTCCCTTAAAGTACGAGGGGCTCAAATTCTCAAGTTGGTTAGCTCTGGAGGTTCTGATAGCGGCGGGCTGGATGAAACTGAAGTGGCAGCTCTCTTTGGCAAAGCGGATGGATTCAAATCTGGTAGCCCTTCTTTTGAACCCTCCGAAGACCCAGGCCCCGGCCCTGCTAACTACGAAGACGACGATCTTCCGTTCTGATGGCAAAGTACCGGAGCCGACTTGAAGAAAAGCTGGCCCGGTGGTTCGAACTCAACGGACAACCGTTTGAGTATGAGACACTGCGTCTAAACTACACCGTTTCAGCTGTATACACACCAGACTTTGTCTTACCTAATGGGGTCATTCTGGAGGCCAAGGGTTATTTCAAACCTGAAGATCGAAGGAAGATGCTTGCCGTCAAAAAGCAGCACCCTGATCGGGACATACGTCTGGTGTTTCAAGCACCTTACAATACGCTCACAAAGGACAGCAAAACCACCTACGCTATGTGGGCGGAAAAGCATGGCTTTCTGTGGGCACCTTCCTACAACATTCCCCTCGAATGGTTCGACAGCATGACTCCGAATCAGAGTTCGTGAGGCATGAGCCCTGTCCAGTCTGTGGGAGTAGCGATGCAAATGGTATCTACACTGATGGCCATTCGTATTGCTTCTCCTGCGGTCACTGGGACCCTGGCTCAGACTCCGACATCACCCCTGTTCACAAGCCGCAACGTCGCATCATGGAACTCACCG